TATAAGAAAGGAAAATATACGGTCATTGAGATTCGTGCGGTGTCGCTTATGCGTTGGCTCGAAGAAAGCAAAATAATAAACGCTGACACCTTCACCGAAGAAGAATACCGGTTATGCAAAGCGAACGCAAAGAAGAACGTGTATTTCGAACAACAGCTCGTTCAATCAATGGTTGAGCGAATGAGCGACCGCAAAAGAATGTTGTTGAAGGAATCGATTCGTTTTGAAGGTATGCGTGAGTTGTACAAATTATACTTGTCAAAGCAATGAAAAAAGTAAAATTTATTCATCCGATTACAGGTGAATCTCATGAGGTTATGTGTGACAAGGTCGAAGAATACGGTTCGGTTAACGATTCATATTGGTGGTGCTTAATCGGAGATAAAATAATTGCACAAATTCCGCAGTCTTACGCAATGATTAGAATAGATGAATCCATATAAACCCGAATACCTACCGCGTCAAGTCGAAGCGTTGAATTACTTAAACACCGATAGTATCGTTGAACAGTTGTTATACGGTGGCGCGGCAGGTGGTGGGAAGACTAAGTTCGGTTGTATGTGGCAGATACAGCGTCGTTTGAAGTACGCAGGGACACGTTCTTTAATTGGACGTAGCAAATTAGACACGTTGAAAAAGACGACCTTAAACACATTCTTTGAAACGGCTGAGGAGTTTGGATTGATAGCAAACAAACACTACACCTTCAACGGACAATCCAACGTGATTAAGTTCTTCAACGGAAGTGAAATTGTTTTGAAAGACTTATTCGCTTATCCTTCGGACGTTAACTTCAACAGTCTTGGTTCGTTAGAAATCACAGACTACTTTATAGACGAATGTTCCGAAGTAACAGAAAAGGCGGTGAGCATTGTTCATTCGCGTTGTCGTTTTAAATTGAACGAGTTCGGGTTAATTCCCAAAGGTTTCTTGTCGTGCAATCCTGCGAAGGGATGGTTGTATAACGAGTTCTACATGAAGAACAACCGCAACGAACTACCTTCACACCGCGCGTTTGTGCAAGCGTTACCGCAGGACAATCCATTCTTACCTGTTGCTTACATTGAATCTCTTAGACGACTTCCAGAATATGACCGCAAAAGACTTTTGGAAGGCAACTGGGAGTTCGACGACGACAGCGACAAGCTATTTCAAACGGAGAACTTGCTTCGAATGTTTAGGAACGAAGTAATCAATGAAGGAAAGAAATACATAACAGCCGACATAGCGCGTTTCGGTAAGGATAGAACGATTATAATCGTGTGGGAAGGTCTAACTATCATTGACGTTATTGAAATGAATCGTGCAGCGTTAGACGAAGTCGTGAACAAAGTTCGTTTAACCTGTCAACAGCACTCAATTTTATTGCAAGACGTAGTGTGTGACGAAGACGGTGTTGGTGGTGGTGTCGTTGACTTCTTAAAATGTCGCGGGTTTGTCAACGGATCTAAACCCAAGCACCCACAATACCAAAATCTGAAAAGCGAATGTTACTATAAGTTGGCCCAATACGTCGAAGAAAACAAGGTCACTATCTTATCCAGTACGCGCAAAGAACAAATCGTGCGTGAGTTGGAAATGATTAAACGACACCGCGCAGACGTGGACGGAAAACTTATGGTTACCCCGAAGGACGTAATCAAGAACCGCGAAGGTATTTCGCCTGACGTTGCAGACGCTATTATGATGAGAATGTACTTCGAACTCAATCCAAGTTATGGACAATATGTTGTAGGTTAGAATTATTTAGCATACATTTACGAAATGAAAAATACACCACTATACGAGTCTTTAAAAATGACTTACGAGCGCGAACGCGAAATTGTTAATTCGCTTGCAACCTACTTCCAACAAGGAAAGATTCTTGGCGACATTCTCCTTGAACTTTCACAGCGAAAGGACTTGAACGCAAAAGAGAAAATATATCTTGCGCTTATGATTGGTTCAATGATGAGTAAGCCGAATGAAGAAAATTAACTAAAAAAAAATAATGATAGCAAAACAACATCTTGCAAATTACTCATCTTGCGAACCATTAAGTAGTCATTTTTCAAATCTGGAACAATTATTAAATATTGATTGGATAAAGAATTATACTAATTACAATGATTTCTTTAGATTTTCTTTATGTAAAGATGAGGATGGTTTAAGCCTAATGGCTGAAATGAATAAAGGGCAAGATTGGTGGGTTATATGCGATTTAATTGGAGTAACTGAAAAACTTAATTTACCAAAATTTGATCATGAGTAAAATATTAGATTTAATTCAATTTGATGAAGTTAAAATTGAAAAAAAGAAAAACTTAGAAAGTTATGTTTATAAAGCAACATTAAAAAAACAAGTTGTGTTTCAATTGTTAAGTAAAGATAATTTAATAAAATTAGATAAATTTGAGGCTGAATCTAAACAATTTGTTATTCTTGGAATATTGAGCGGTAAAATTTTAGAGGAATGTGATGCCGATGATACCGAATATTTTACAGAATTAAAAAATCAAATGGAAAGTATGCCTCAAGAAGTTGATGATTACTTATGGTCCATAGGATTAAAAAGACGTGAAAAAACTAATATAACGCACGACTTTGATAATTGTCAGTCAAATGTCTGCAAAAAAGTAATTACCGATTTAAAGACGCGTGAAGCGAAGGGAATTGATACCTATGGAACAACACTTGACCGAACCGATTTAACGCGCTCTGAATGGCTGCAACACGCATACGAGGAAGCGTTAGACCTTGCGCTTTATTTGAAAAAACTAAAAATTGAAGAAGATGCCAGAAAGTAAAACTAAAAAAGGAATTTGTGTCTACTTGCACAAAGACCTGTGGAACGAGATTGACGAGAAACGCGGAGAGAACAGTCGCAACATTTTTTTAAGCGAAGCTATCCAGTTCTCAATGAAATTCTACATTCCTGAATCTAAAGTAAAATTGAAAGAACAAAAGTAGAAAGAACTGCTACCGTAGTTGTTACAATCAAAGCGTGGTTTCTGCGCTTTTTTTGTTTTTCTAATTTCTTTTTATCAGCAGCAAGATTGTTAATTTCTTCGGTTAATATGTTTTCCTTCTGTTCATAAGCCTTAACCGTTTCTTGTAAGTTGTCAATCTTTTCTTCTTCGATGTTAATTTGTTCTTTTAGGTTGTTAATTACCAATGAATCGGAAGCAATAACGCTATCGCAAGAGTTCACCAAATGGATAACATCCACAATATTAACAGTATCTCGAATAATAATAGCAGAACGAGTTCTTTGATAGGTGGTTTTGGCTGTAAGTTGAGCATCTTCATAGGTTCGAAGTTGTTTGTAAAGTTCAATCTGTTCTGTAAGTAGTCGGTCGTACTCGCCAGCGTTGTAGTTTATGACGCTATCTTGTGTTTGTAATTCAGTTGTTGCATTATTTGCATGAACTTTTCCCCAAATGTTCCAACAAATGACCAACCAAAGAATTGATGTTCCAATAAATAGCAGCAACGCTGCGAGTATATTCCTTCTCATAATATCTGACCTTCGTGTATTCTTAAATTCTTGACGCTGTAACTTCCGTTCGTTCCTTTCTCAACGATAGCGAAGCCGTGATTATACTTCGAATAAGGATTGTAGTCAGGAGATAATTCACTTAAGCAACCAACACCCCAACAAGTAATGAACTTGCCGTTAGCGTCCCTCTCATTGTGTTCTGCTGTCTGGTGATGATGTCCGCAAAGCGCGGACACCTTCGTCTTCATAAACAATCCACGCGCTACGTTAACCGAAGGAAGGAATTGCTTACCAAACTCGTGTCCGTGAAAGATTGAAAGTTTACCGATATTCAGTTTGCTCTTGCCGTCAATCCAAGTGATGTTGTGTTTATCCAAATGACACAATGAAGCAAAGTCGAACGCGTCAATGTCGAACAACTCAGGCGCTTTTACTCTCATGTAACGCCAGTAACGTTCTTCGTGGTTGCCTTCTTTGTAGTAGATGTGAGCGGTTGGAAATTGTGTACGCAGCGTGTCCACAAACTGACGCATTGCATACAGTTCATCCTTGAATTTTCTCTTACGTGGATCTTTGACGAAGTCGCTAATCATGTGACAGTCTAACGCGTCACCATTTAGAATAACCGCGTCGCACCCTTGACGAACACCTTCGTTAATTGCAACGGTCAACGCTTCATTGTCCTGATAAGGAATGTGAACGTCACAAAGAATCAAGAACTTCGTTCCCTTCACTTCAACGTGTCTGCGCTTCTTTGCGTAAGACTTCGGTAGTGCAAATGGGTTGAGTGGTCGTGGTTTTGCTTCAAACAAAGACTTGTCCGTTGTTCTCTTTCTTTCAAGGTTACCATGCTTACCACGAATAGTGCGGATAAAGTCACGTGCGTGTTCTTCGGTTGTGTAAACTTCGGGATATTCTGCAAACAATTTCTTCGCAAGAGTGAGCGAAGGAGCGTCTTTGAATTTGGAACAAACTTCCTCAGCTATTAATCTCGCTGGTGTTTTCGGTGTTGCCATTCTTTGCTTGTTTTGTGAATCTCTCAATTACAGTACCACCAAACAAACCGCCACTTAAAATTGCGAGCGTATCGAACATCGCAATAGGAATAATGTAGGTCGTAAAAGTTGCAACATAACTAAAAGCAATTAGGTTAATTACGACAAATATAGCAATAATTCGTTTACTTGAAACTTTTGTTGAACTCGTGACCATTTCCGTCAACCACGTCTTCAACTTTTCTTTCATATTAATTTCAAAATCAATTGAACAATTAAGCCACCAACGACACCAGCAGCGGTTGCAATACCACTAAAACGAGCGACCTGCAACCTTTGGTTTTGAATATACTTGTCGTGTTTTTGAACCTTGCTAACAAGACCTTCAATCTTCATTTCGTCATCACCGATAAGAACGTGATAGATGCGGTCTATCTTCTTATTCATATTCTGCAATTCCTCGTGTATCAAAGCAATCTCGTTTTCGGTGTTCATGACTTAAAGTATAGTTGTATTTCTGCCTCTCTGCGTGTAACCAAACCCTTTAACACTTTACCGCCGCCCTTGTTCCACAAACGGAATGAATCAGCAATCGTTGCGTCGTTAGGGTTGACGTTTAATTTCTTAAATACAGAAGAACGTTTGAAGCTACCTGTACCGATGTTGTACGCAAGTGAAACACACGCGCTAAATTGATTCTCGTTAAGTGGTTTCAAAATGAACGGTGCAATCGAAACGGCGAACTGGTCAATGATAAACTTCGCCAACTCGTCAGCACGTTGCTGCGTTATAACGTCGCCTTCTTTCACCTTGTCGCCATTCTCGTAGAAAGTATTTCCGAAGCCAATAGTCCACACGTTAGCAGGACATTTGTACGCTTTCAATCTACAACCTTCAAAACGCTTTATTAGAGCGTATCCTTCTGCGTTAACTTTCATTCACCAATCTTTTTATTTGTTTCTCTTTTCGAATTAAATACTTACGGAATTTCTCCTCGTAAATCTTTTGCTTAACCATGTCCTTTTTGCGTCCCCTTGTAGCCATGTGTTTTGTTATTCGTTATCTAAACCATCCTAAGCCTGGTCTTCTATATTCGTAAGGCATGCGGTCACGTCCAGAACTAATCTCAAAAGCGTTAGACGGATAAACATTTGTCTGTGACCAAATTTGGTTTGTTGTGTTTGTCATGTACTCAGGAAAGTCTGCGCTGTTATGACACAAATAATCAACCATGCGTTGCGTGTAAAACATAGCTTGTTGACGTGCTTGGTCGCGGTAGTTTTGCAAGTCCGTCTGTGAGATGGGTTGAGTGTCCTCGCTTGTGCGAATCACTAAACTTCCGTTGTCTGTTTTAACGTACAAATGCGGCAGTACTTCGTACATCGTCCACCACATTATCATTCGACGCAAGTAATTGTCAAGAAGGGTTGCGTATGCGCCTGTAATGTCATCGTTCACAACATCTTCTTTGATGCGGTTGTAAAGGTCAGTTCCTAAATACAACTGTGCGTACTTGTCTTGCGACAAATAGATAGCAGGATATAGAAGCAACGGATCTACCGAGCCGTTTATCCAAGTATATTTCTTGATATAGTTTTCGTCAATGAGTAGAACTTCGGGTTGTAGTGCCATTGTGTGTTTTTATTAAGGGTATTTTAAAGAACCTCTATCTGGTCTGTTGATTGGTGCTGTTCCTTCAATTCCTTTTTGTGGAACATATGGGTTATTACCAACACGCTTATCGTTGTTCAATCCGTCGTTTGGAAGTATGCGTCCTTTTGAATCGCGTTTACGAACATAAATCAAACGTCTGAAAAAATGATGACAGAAGGAACCGCCGAGGAAGCGGAAGAGCGAATATGTGCTTTGCCCTTGAGGTGCGAACGAACCATTAACTCCTGCCTTGCTCATTGCTTCAATATCTTCGTAACGAAAGATTGCTCCCGCTTGAGACATTTTAACCATTTCTTTGCAGAACTCACGACTATTTTCGCTTATGTTTTGAGAGTATGCGTAGCGTAATTTGTAAAGTCCCGTGTCACCCCACTTAGATTCCTTCTCGCCTTTAGCGTCGCTCATTGTCGGCATCTTGTTACGCTTTGCAAAGAACTCGCTTGTATAGTTCATTTCGTTTTCGGGATCGGTAACGTCTTCCTCACTTACCAATTCCCATTCGTCTAAATCGATGTATTCCGCTTTTTCTTTTAGTATATCAATCCACTCTTTACCGTCTTCGTCTGAAAAGTCATTGTCAGCATCCGCAACTACTTTTTTTTTTAATTCAGCAGTTTGAACCGTTGGTTGAACAACAACTACTTCGTCGAATACGCTGTTCATTGTGATAGTTAAATCACTTCCAAGAATAGGCGCGAATGTGTTTGTGATGATTCTTTGGTATGGCTTGATAACTTGGTTGTTGAATATCTCCATACCAACAAGCATTTCATCCTTATTCGAACCGAAGCCTGTTGTATCTCTAATTCCGTGAATCAATGGCGAAACAACACGGTGTCCAACCATAATTTGCTTCGCTGTTTCTTCCGATAAAAACTGATATTGTTTGTCAGCGTCTGAAAGTGGAAACGATTCAATCGAAGGAGCGCGTGTAGGATCTTCGTTGAAAGTCATTAAGAACTTCCCTGCGTTACTTGCACCGCTCAAACGTTGTTCCCACTCACGACGTATTGCCTCGCGTTCTTCTTTCTGCGGTATGCCGTTTAAGAAATTAATAATGAATGAAGGGAATAATCCGTTTAAGATATTGTTAACGTGGTATAGTCCCATTTGATAAGACAATTCAACGTAGTTCAACGCACCGAAGTAGTCGGGCTTCGCGTAGTACGAACTTCCTGCCATCATGCCGTGAGCGTAAATTACTTGTCGCGGTTGTTCTTCCGCCTGTAAAGGATTGAACGCAGGAATGAACTCAGGCTTTCCTTTTTTGCTGCGTGTATTTGCCCAATCTTTTGAGTACCAAATACCAGTAATTTCGTCTTGTTCTTTGTCGTATGCAAGGCGACAGTTCTCAAAAGGCAAGTGGTTAATCTTTACAACGCGAGTAAAGTCCATACTCCAAATCACTTCGGCAACGAACGCACCTTGAAGTTTTAAGTCGAATGCAATACCTTGCAAAGCATTGTCTAGAATCGTTCCTGTACCTTGTCCTTCAATCATATACGCAATTGAGTTCGTCAATGCGTTGTGAATAGGACTGTTGTAATAAAGCGTGATTAGGTGCTGAGGAAATAAGTTGTTGAAACCGTAATCAATCCAACCTGCGCGATTGTCTTTTTCAACCGCTTCAACTGGTTGGTATGCCGAAAGATTGATTTGTTGAATGTTGCTCATATTATGCACCTGTATATATTACGTCAACGGGAATCGTTGGCGAAGAAACGTCGAAGTAAATTGTTCCGTCTTGTAGAATCATTGAACCACGTTCAACCAAACCTACAACGGAAGCGTTTGTTGGATCTAAATTCACCGCACTGTTTTGTCCGTACACGTCGTACTTGTATTTGCCAGCGTCAGTTAGTCCAACTGTTGTCAAACGTATTTTAGTAACACGTTCGTTTTCTGTTATCACCTCTACGACCTGAGCAAGTTGTTCACCTGTCATTTCGTAGGTTAAAACAAGAAGGTAATTTGTAAACGCAACATTGAAGTAAGCACGTCCCTCGTCTAACGAAAGCCATGCGTATTGATTCGCAGTATTTGTATTCAAATAAACCATTCTATCCTTTTATTTGTTTGCTAAAATTACAACACGTAGGGACGCTTTGTCCCTACATGTGTAAAAGTTTTTTTAGTCTGTAATGATTACAGAAGGAGCATCAGCTAATTTGTACGCTCTTTTTGGAGTTTCGTGTGTGAAAGCCAAAGTGTATCCATTAGCGTCACCAAGTGCTGTTCCTGTTGCTGCTGTTCCTGTTGAAAGGTCAGCACCATTTTCAATACCTATTGCCCACCAATTATTGTTTGTGTCGTTTACAAATACAATAACACGAACAGTTGCTGCATTTTGCAATTCAAGACGCTTTGGAGCGCTTAACTTTTGCATCATGATATTTACTGTTTGTGTGTAGAAAATAGTTCCTGCATCACGGTTGAAGTTAATTGTTTCTTCAAACGATCCTGTTTGAGTTGGAAGTTCATAAGTGTAAAGTTCATTTGTGTTATTTATAACCATTGAACTTATAACTTCTGTTCCCACTTCATACGTAATTGTTTCAACACTTGTTTTATCTAATAAAACAATTTGCTTAATTCCACCGATGCCGTCTTTGCAATCAAGTGTAAAACCTGTGCTTAATTCACATGCCATAATTATATGTTTTTTATTAGCACAAAAGAGGGGTGGTTTTTATGCCACCACCTCTATATATGCAAGGGTTAGAATGGTTGAGATTAGGCAGTATATTGGTAGAACGCGATTTCGTTTCCGAAACCGAATTGTACACCTGCGAAGAAAGAAGCTGCGAAACGTACGTTGTTTGAAAGGTCATGTTCAAACATATCCAAAACTGCAACGTTATTCCATTGGTCAAGAGTGTTTGTACCAAACCAAAGGTTAGACTTTTGGTAGAAAGCCATTGTGTCGTCAGACATTCCTGGGCATTCTACAACGTCATACTGTCCCTGCCAGTTCATTACAACTGCCTCTCCTTGATAAAGGTAGAAACCACCACCAAGACCTAAGATAGCTGTTCTGTACGCCTCAGCAACGTTAGAAGAAACTGCGATGATTGGCTTCTCAGTAGCGCGACGAACGCGTGTTGGAAGAGTAAGAACTAAACGTCCCATTTCCTCAATTACGTTTGCAGAAGTGATAGCCTCTGGAGTAGCAACGGTAAGAACACCGCTTCCGCCTGCTGCGAACAATGTTTCGAAACCGTCGTATTGACCTGCTGTTGCGTTAACACCCTGCCATATCAATACTTCGTTACGAGCTGCCATTCCTGCTAAAACGTTAGCTATAATAGCGTCAGTCAATGAAGCGTGAAGTTGTCCGTTCTGCTCTGAGGACGATTCCCAATCTTTCAAAAAGTCATTTTTGCACAATTGTCTGTGAATTTGGAATTTTTCCAAAGTCAAGATACGCTCGCTTAATGCAACTGTTCCAAGTGGAGTGAAGTCACAAGTTGGTGCTTCGAAAGTGATGTCGTCAACCAACTTACGAACTACTTGCTTGTAGTCAATGTTCTCTTTGAATGTAACAGCAGACAAAGACTCGTTACTTAAAAATGCAGCGCGAATGTAACCGCCTGCTACAGCTCCTGAAAAGGTGCTGTTAATTGGGTTTGGGGATAATGTAGTAGCCATTTTTTATTGTTTGTTTTTTATTTGTTTAGATGAAATACGAAACGTTCTTCTGCTGACATTTTATTGTAGCTTTTTGAAGGTGCGCTTACTTTTGATTGTTTAACTTCTTTGATTGATGTTGCCGCAGGTTGTGCGCTCAACTTCTCTACGTTAGCAGAAAGTTCGGTGTTTGCCTTCTTGATGTCGGCAAGTTCGCTTTCTAATTTAGCAACCAAAGACAAAAGACCTTCAACTTCTGCGTTGAATGTGTCCTCAACAACAACTTCTGTTGATTGTTCTTCGGTTTCTACTTCAACCTCAACTTCTGGTTCTTCAACCATTGGCTTCAATTCAACAAGTAATCCTTCAGTAACAACTACAATAACCCCTTCGGCTGTTGTGTACTCTCCGTCCGCTACTGCAACCTCGTTGCCGTCTGCGTCTTTTGCGAATACACGAACTCCAGGCGCCCATGCGTCGCTGTCTGAATAGATGCTTGTTCCGTCCTCTAATACCGCTTCCACCATTTGCTTCACCTCAACTACTTCTTCAGCAGATAGGCTTACATTGTGCTTTGCGAAAAGAGCGTTAACTTTTTCTCTTAAGTTCATATAAGTGTTTATTAAATGTTTAGTTCCTAAATAGAAAAACCTGTATATTTGTTTCACAATTCGGCTTTTTATAGGTTGATTTTGATTTTTAGGTTTGACGAGGGGAGTAGTTACCCCTCGTTTTTTTTATCCTAAATTGTCAAGTATCGTGTTTAGCGTCTTCATTTCTTCCTCTGTCAATCCGTAAGACTTAAACCCCATTTTACCGCTCTCGTTCGTTATCTTGGTGAGTGCGTTAAGAAACAGGGTAGCATCGTCGTTGAATAGTTCGACCTTTAAGAACCCCCCTGCTTCGATGTTCATTACTCGCCTTTGAGTATTGCGTCTAATTCTTCAAGCAAAGTGCTAACGTGTTCGCTTAAATACATTTCTTTCTCGGCAAGGAAGTTCCCTTCGATAGAGAAACCCAACACTTCTTTGTTTTGTATCTGTTGCTTCACTTCTTCGTTGTCTACTTTCATACAACCGAACCAAGTACCTTCTGGAAGGTCGAACCCGAAGTTTTTAGACTTGTCGTTCTCGCCTTCAATGATCCACGTTTCAACCAACGAAACACCGTCAACCACTTTTGCGTGTTCAACCGTTGCGTTGTTGGTCTTGTTTTGCTTTAAGTAGTTGTAAGCAATAGCGCGAATGGTATCTTTCGAATACTTAACGTAGTATTCCTCGTTCGTCTTGTCGTCGCGTCGGTATATCAGTTGGTCAGGAATCAATAGAGCGCCATATAAAAGCCCTCTAAAGTCTTCTTTGAACTTCACAACGTGTTGTTCGCTTAACGCTACGAAATCAACCCCTATTGCAGGTTGTTCTACTACGCTGATAGCGAACACTCCGAGCAAACCTTCGTCGTCCACTCCGTATTCAATTACTTTAATTTTTTTGTTCATGTTTTATCCTCCTAATCGTGATTGGTTTTGAATTAATTGTTGTGCTTCTAAGTTGCTACTTACTTGACCGCCTAAAACGTATGCTTGAAGCGGTGGTTGTTGGTTGGGTTGCTGACTGATAAAGTCGAAATTTGCAGGTGAAGGTGCATTTGTTCCGCCTGCCTGTGGAACACTTCCGCCACCTTGATTACCTCCGCCTGTGCTACCACCTCCATTAAATTGTTGTTTGCTAATTATAGCCACGCGTGCAAGACCTTGTGCTATTGCTATTCCTGCTGCTACTGCTGCACGAACTGGAGCATCAGGTGTACTAATAACCATTTGTGAACGATAAGCACCTTGTGCAGCTAAAAAAGTATCTATTGTAGCTGTTGCAATACTTACACCCTTTTGTATTTGAAACGCTTTCTTTTGTTGCGCTTCAGACTTTCCTGCAAATGCTTGTGCTAAATCTCCAATGATTGATAAAGACGTTTTTAATGCGTCAACACGAAGTTGTGCTTTTGCTGCTTCTGCTTGTCTTAATTCTTCAAGTTCTTCTTGTGTATGTATAGATTTTAAAGCGGTAAGATTTGCATGTGACTGCATTTCGGCAAGAAGTTTTGCATCTGCTTTTTTCTTTTCTCTTGCCTTTAAATCTTCGTAGCTAATAGATGCCATTCTATCATCTTCAGCCATCATGTCGTCGTTTAATTTTTTACGACGTTCTAACTCATCTTTATCTGATTGTTCTTGCAAACGTTTCTTTTCATCTTCTTCTTTTTCTCTTGCAGTTTTTGCTGCTTTAGTTTTTTCATGAATTGCTTTTACTTCGGTGTCAATAGTAGCTAATACCGCAGAAGATGCTTCTTGTTCAAGATATGCTATTCTTTGAGTAGATTCTTCTAAATCTAAAGCAGCTTTCCCTATTCCTTCTGTACCATTGTACCATTCACTTATATTTTGGTTTGTTTCTTTAAATAATGTTTGTGTATTAAATCTTGCTGTTTCTACTGCTTTATCAAATTCCTGTTGAGTTAATTTTCCTTTTTTAGCAGCAAGTTCTTGTTCTAACGCTATTTTCTTTGCATATTCTTGTTCTAATAATCCTTTTGCTGCATTTGCTTTTGCTTCTTTTTTTATGTTATCAATTAACTTTACTTTTGCTGCATTTAACGCTTCTGTATCGTTAATATCTCCATTGATATTTGAGAAGTATGCTGGATACATATCTTCTAAATCACTCAATGCTTTTCTTCTTTCTTTTTCTGTTAAATTATGGTCTTGAACTCTTTGAGTTAATATCTCAATTTGAGCAATATTTTCTGCTCCTTTTGCAAGTTCTTGTTTTGTAGCTTCATTTAAATCATTAGTAACTCTTGTAAGATTTTGTTGTTCTATTGAAGTTTGTTTTGACCATGTAGCAATTTCTTTCCAATTGTAAGCAATAGCAGCTAAAACACCAACAGTTAAAAAGAAAGGATTAGATACAACAGAAGCGGCAAGATTTCCTAAACCTTTAACTAATCCTCCTACTTCTTCTTTAATTGTTTTAAAATCTATTTTTCGAACCGCAGTTCCCATTCCTGTAAGCGCTTGTCCTGCGCCTTTTAAGTCCAAGTCCATAAGACGTGAACCGAACAACCCAACGTTGTTCGAAAGACCTTCGAAAGCGTTACCAGCGTTAGCGTTAATCTCAGCACCTAAGTCGGAAATGTTGTCCTTTAATTCAGCCGCACGTGCGGACGCTTTCTTGAACGCGTCGCTCGTTTGATCCATCGTGAGCAACTGATTATTCAGCGCACGAAGTTCAGCCTTTGCGCTCTTGAATCCTGTCGCCGTATTGTCCGCAGCGTTTGCGGTTTGGTTGAGGATATTAACCGCATTTGTGCTTACGTTGAAATCTATTGTATTCGCCATTATGAGAGTAGTTTATAAAGTATAAATATCCAAAACGCTACGTTTAACGAAATACGTGTCACTTTCCAAGCGTAGTGCTTCCACATTTCCAACTTACGTTTGCCGTTAGCAATCCTTCCGAACTCGCTATTGCTTTTCATGTTCAGTTTTATAAACTCTAAACAAGCGACCATAGCACTTGATTTGTTTTCCATGTTTATCATGCTCGTTCGATTATTGCGTTAACAACAGATGCGGTGTTTGCGGTGAAAGCAATAGCACTTCCAACCGCTATATTGTTTCCTAAAGTATAAGCAGTTCCGTCGTCAGTAATTGTTACGACAGGACTGTTCTTGACGTTGTCAATCTTGTTAATGATTAAGTCGTAAGGAGCGAAAACGGTAGCCGTTAAACTGCTCATGAAGTCAATAGTCCACGTTATCGTGTTGTCGTTTTCACTATCAATCTTCCAGTTGCTGCCGTCGCTAACCAAAGTCACGACACTACCGCTTGTTTTTATTGTGTACGTTATTGCGCTTTCAATCTTTTGCCCTGTGTATGCGTGAAGCGTTGCGCCATAATCGTCACTTGCTAACTTTATGCTGATTATTGTCCCTCTCGTTGCCTGTGCTGACGGAAGGTAAACATCAATATCTGCGGCTAAGTCAGTAAGTAAAATCGTTCTGTCGAAATTCGTTACTACATAATCGGTACTTATTGACCTTACTGGCTGTGATACCGACGCTCCAAAGTTAACAGGCGCACCAAATCGTGTTGGTGCTAACGTTGGTGCTTCCGATGTAATGAATGAACGTGTACCAATGTTTGGTACTGAAAAACAATTGCTCTTTGCAGAGTTCCAATAGTAGCCAAAGCGACGACAACAGTCTTCGGTTACTACCGCAGGATCTCCGTTCGGTCTTTCCCAATTTATAGTTTGGTCAAGGTTGGCGGTTATAGGTAAAATGTCGCAGTCGTTGTCTATATTCAAAATACGAATAAGTTTTACTTTAGTCATATCCTGCTCACCAACAACGTAACCCTCGATGTCCAAGACTCTCCACCAAGAATCTACAATCCATATTTTATCTGACCATTGAAACGTAAATATGTCGTTTAGTGTTAGTGCAAACATCCCCTCTAAGATGCGCGCTTGTCCATCGTAAAGTTCACGATAGTAGTTTCTCCACCAACGGTTGTAAAGGTTGTCGTATGGTGGTGCTATGATTGTGTGAAGTGGTACTTCGGGAGCAAAGTTTAGGTCGCTATCTCCGACACTTGCGTTCATGGTTGAGTAGTTGTTCAAACACTTAACTGCCGTTTGCACTACGTCACCTGAAACCTCGTCGTACATGTTCACAAAGAAGTCAGCGAAGTAATAAAGTATGCGCGGTTTTGGTTGTACGAATTGACCTTCGCCATTGATGAAACGAGGAACTACAACGTCGGTATTCTCAACCGCTCGTGAAGGTGTTGGTGCAAATGCTAACTCAACCTTTTCTTCTCCAGTTGCAAACTCGTTGATTACTTCAAAGTCGTTTTCTGTTACCTCATAGCTTCCGAAGATGTGTCCGTTGTCTTTGTATATTCCATTGTAATAATCTCCGTCTTCTGTGTATGTAAAGGTGAACTTTGCTTTTTGAAGGTCGGTTGTTGGGTAGTACGTTATGTCTTTTGATAAATCAAGTTTCTCAGTCCAATCCAAAGTATTTCCGCTTCCGATGTATTCAACAAGTGGTTCAATGCGTAGCGTGTTTGGAAGTGTACGGTCGGGAACGAATGCAAGATTGAACATCTTTTGTATTGATGTGATAAAATCAATTTGCTTCATGTCTGGAGCGTTGAACTCCATAAGACAAGTGTCGCCTGTTAAAGATGTTCCAACGCTTATAAGTTCAACACCCGTTCCTGTGTAATCATTTGCTCCGTTACCTACAAAAACAATATTAAAACTTGAAGTATTGTAAACTCCACCAACAGCTTCAATTTTTATTTTTAATGTATCTCCTGCATTTAATGAAAGCGTAATTGTATTGTCTTTGAGAAAAGTGTGTGAATATAAATTTGAGTTATCTACAAAATTGTTAAAAGTAGAATCTACAAAAATATCGTTAACATAATAAAAATAACTTAAAATTAAATCAGTTACATAATTTGTACCCGAAGAAGTAGCCGTTCCATTTGCCCAAATTCTAAAAGTAAATTGTCCGCTAAAAGGTGCTGTATAAATTCCACC